TTGAGCTTCGGGTTTCTACCCACCATCCAAGCGGGCAGCAAGTAGCTAGCGAACTCGGACTTTGTATGTCTAGGTGGCATATTTATAATCAGCCTTTTAATTTTGCCTTCAGCTATTTGATTAAATTTTTCAGCAACAATCTTGTGATGTGATCCTTCAACAAAGTCTGGCCACACATGTTTAACAAACTTCATGAAGTCATCTCTTATACCAGCCTCTTTCTTTTTTTCAGCGTGCTGAAGATAAGTTTTCATAAACTCTTTTCTTACATCGGGAGGTAATCTCTTTATCTTTTCTAAATCTATTTTCATTTCAAAAAAATTTTCTGCAAAATTTTTTAGGATTAATTTTGAAACCTAGCAAGTATTTTCTGCCTATGATTATACATAACTCGGCATAAAGGGTATGTCACTGGGACCCCTACAACTTGTACGTTAATTCTATTATTATATTTATTAGAAATTTGCAATGGCTTTGGTACCTCTACGAGGGGCGCCCGAAGGGCGCCTCTCGAATCTGGTTAATCTAATAATACCATATATGCTTTGGCATTGTTCTTACGAAACCAATGTAATAGCTCTCGCATTGTTTGCCAATGCTTACTACCACCTGTGCCTAGTTCTTTATCTTCAAGAGTAGCGATTGCTTCATGATAAAATATCTTGTCATGTTTGTCCGCTTCCTCTTTTGTTAGTTCAATAGACTCACCTGTGAATCTATTACGTCTTGTATAATCGTTATTGTCTGTCTGTGTTTCCATAGTCCTACTATATCCTATAGTTAAAACCCTGTCAATACTTGATATATCAACGCCCCTAGTCCAACAGCCAAAATAATAGAGAGCCCGGCAGGGCTCTCTACAAATATAAGATTAAATAATTCAATCATAATGTTTTCCAACTTATTAAGACAAGTAAAATTATTGTTATCATAAAGGTAATTTCAATCATGATACCTTTCGTTTGTAAGTTATCATGGGGTCAATACAAGTTGTATATCTCTCTAATACTGTGTCCCAAAAACACATATACTTCTTGCCGTTGCTTTCCCATACTCTGCAACCATCTTTACTCATGTTGCCAATTCTAAATATAACCTTGTTATATTTCTTCGCATACCAAGAAACAGCAAAGTCAGTGCTTTGAAATATCTTGCCTGCTTGTATTGTATCTCTATTCATTTTCTGCCTTTCTCTTTTGCTCTAGTTCCCACAACTTAACTTCATAGTGTCTTTCCATACATATGGAAACAACCCAACCTACAAAGCCAACTGCCATTAAAGTCAGTCCTATATATAGTAAAGTATTGTACATTTTATGCCTTTCGTTATAGGGGATATTATATAGGAATATCCCCTACAAGTCAATAGTTAATTTGAGGTTATTTGTTTTATGTTTGAAGTATCTACAACCCAAGCAAGTCCAATCTTTTTAGTACAATGGTCTAACGATTTAATTAATTCGTCAGGCGTTCCACTTTCAAAGACAGTATCAACGGCTTTTTGTTTAACAGCTTCAAGCTGTGCCAGTTTCTCGCCTTCAGGTCTTTTCCTGATTTCAATATCAACAAGTTCTTTAGCCCAGTCTCGCATTTGTTCTTCACACTCTTTGAGAGTTAGCTTCTCGTCCCTGTCGAAATTATATGAGTTGATTGACTTCTTTTCGTCTTTTGCTTTCTTAACAAAGAAGGTTCTAGCGTCTTGTCTCGCCCTATCAAGATTTTCTTCAGCTTTCCTGAAAGCTTCGAGCACCTTATCTGCACCCATTTTCTTTGCTAACTTACCGACTATACGCTTTGTTGCTTCAGTTCGGTATTGTTTAATTAACAACTCTTGCTCTTTAATGAGAGGGTCAAATCTTCTATCAACCTTCTTCTCAAAGTGTTCGAGTTGGTATTTTGTCATTTTAGGCATATTTATTTCCTTTCGTTGTTTTTTATGCTTGACATATTAATATCCTATATTATATTATCTGTCAAGAGGTGAGAGTAAGGTAGCCCTTTTAAGGGTGTTTCTCTCACTTCTCTTGAGCCCTGGTCTCTATTACTGCTTCGGTCCCGTACGGACTTACCAAGTGGGAAGAGGGACCTGGGGTCAAGTGACGCTACAGCTAGGTCATGACAAAATGGGATAAGCACGCAAGCTACCATATGCGAGTGTACAACTAATCACTTGGCCAAACTTGGGAGAAAACTATGAATAAAAAAGAAATTATAGAAGAGATAAAAGCAATACTAAAAGACTATCACTATACTAGTGATACCGAGCATATGTCTAATGATGTTGTTATCGCTTTGGAAAATTTGGTTAAAGAAACTTGAGCCCTGATCACTTACGCCCCAGTAGCTACGGGCTGGAGAAATCCTAGAGAGTGAGTGATCTGGGGTCAAGTAGCAATGACTTTGCCCATTGTCGTTTATGGGATGTAAGGAGCAGAAACGATTGTTACGTGGCCAGCAACAAGTGACCTGGCGCAGGCAAGCCACAAGCTTCAAGCGTCAAGCCACAAGCTTGACAAATAGAATTAAAGGACTATATAGGAGATATGAAAGTTATAGACGCATTAAAAATTACGGGCTCATTATCGAAGCCCAGCAAAATGCCAGGATGGGCCTACGGCCTTCCAGCTAAAGAATGCAAAACAGGTTCTAAGCTGGTGAAGATTCCAGGCTCTGTTTGTCATGGCTGTTACGCTTTGAAGGGCTGCTATGTTTTCAAAGTTGTCCAGGACGCGCAATACAAGCGACTGGCTGCTATACGTAACCCACTGTGGACTGGAGCAATGGCAACAATAATAAATTCAAAAAAATCAAAATACTTCAGATGGCACGATTCCGGAGACGTACAGGACGAAGAACACCTATTAAAAATATTCGCTGTCTGTAAACTTACGCCTTCCGTTAAGCACTGGTTGCCAACTCGAGAAGCATGGGTCAAGGCATTTCTTTCGTTAAGACCTGCTAACTTAGTTATTAGGTTCAGTTCACCAATGGTGGACCAGCCGGCCCCTGCTTCTTGGTCCAATACTTCAACTGTAGTATCTAAGAAGGGTCAATGGTATAAAGGAAATAATATCTGTCCAGCCCCACAACAAGACAACGAATGCAGAGATTGTCGAGCATGTTGGGATCCAGCTGTAAAGAATGTTGCATATGGCCAGCACTAAGAAGCGCGCTACTGATTTAAATTTTTCCGTAGATGTATCTGCCCTCCATAACCAGAACACGCAGCACTTTGTAGAAAGTGCCAAGCCCCAAGCTACAAGCGGCAAGCACCAAGCTCTGAAAGCTTCAAGCAGCAAGCTTCAAGCGACGAGCGGCAAGCTTCAAGCTGCAAGCCACAAGCGACAAGCTTCCGAATAACTTTTCCCTCGTAAAGTTTCCAGTCTCTAGTAGCGAGAGACTTTACCAAGATAAATGTGTTCTTGGGATGTTGCACATGAAACGCAATTTGATGTGGTGAGAAGCGTATTTTATTACCCTTCGTTACTTTCAACTCAACTGTAAAAAAGTGTTGGTGTTTATTGTATCCAAGCAAGTCAGGGACGCCTGGAAGTGCCAAATTTTCTAGTCTTGTCCAAGTTATTTCTGGTGTATTTTTCTTAACTTCTAACCAAAATTTTCTTTCAGGTTTCAACGTAACTACACCTTTTTAACTACTTGTCCAAGTTTCCATCTTTCTTTCTCTATTGTGATTGCGATACGGTGTGTTTCTCTTACACCAAGTAATTTATTTTCCAAAAGTTGCATACCTGTAACATCGTAAAACTCTCCGTTTGGTAAAACAACTTGAACCCTTGCTTCTTGTGCTACGGGTGCTTTCATTAATTTATCTAATACCTGTCTTAATAACTTTCCTTGCATAATTTTGTAGGGCAGATTCAGTCTCCCTAGCCTGCCCTTAACTCCATTGTCTGTACAGTTTTTTCTTTGTCGACACTTGTCTTTTACGTCATATTACCTTATATGTCAATGTATGGGTTTACCAAAGAAATTAACAGAAATGCAAATTAAGTTTGCTCAATTGATTGTAACCAACGAAGGTAGAAAGACACCAACTGAGTGTGCTATTGAAGCTGGGTACAATAAAGATAGAGCTACCATCACTGCATCAGAATTACAATCGCCAAGAAAATATCCATTGGTTGTTAAATACATTGGTGAGATCAGAGATGAGTACAACAAGAAGTACGAAGTAGATTACAGTAGACACATAGCTGAACTAGGTAAGATTAGACAACAGGCTTTAACAAAAGGTGCATGGTCAGCAGCAGTAAATGCAGAAGTTGCAAGAGGTAAGGCAGCAGGATTATATATAGAACAAAAAATTATTCGGACAGGTAAGCTCGAAGATCTAACGTCTGAAGAGCTAGAGAATCGAATGAAGACAATAATTGATGAGTACTCTCCGATTCTTGAGGGTGTTGATGAAAAAGAACTAAAAGAACGAGTGCTATCAAAACCAAAATCTCAGAAAGACTCATAGTTTTATTTTTTCCATAGATATTATACAGCCCATAGGAAATATATTTGTATCACTAAACACTTCATCGTCTTGGTCGTAAGAACTAAATGTAGTCAAATACTTTTTAGTTTTCTTATACACATACGCTTGTGTAATCATTTTACAGATAGGTAACTTATCCATCTCATCTTTATTTTTATGCCCTGCATCGCCGGTGATATCGAGCCAACGAATTGTGTGGAAGTAATACTTCTTTTTGTTGATAACAGCGTGTTTGTATCTCTTTTTCCTTTTCATACCTCGTTTTACCACATTCTACATTTATAGATATAAATTTCTCATTTATAGAAGCGCTACATCAAAATGAAAAAAAAAAATGTAGAAATGTAGAAAAACATACTATTAGTCAATAATACCAACGGTTCCCGCTTCTACATTTCGTTCTACATTTCTACAAATTTCTTCTAAAATCTTAAATAATCCTTATTTGACGTAGATTTTTTTCTACATTTTTGTGCGCCAGAAGTGTACAATTTAACCATATTAGCTGCCTCTTTGATCTTATTATACCAGTCCCTCGCCGCTCGCTCCCGGTCTGCACCTGCTAATTTGTAGAAACGGGCAGCCAGAAGATCAGCTTCTCTACATTTTTTTCTTATAATATTCACTTAATCTCCAGAGCCATTTCCATTTGTATTGCCTAAATCTTGCCCCATTTAGAACAAACTGTTGATAAAATAAATCAGGTGTACACATCATGATCACCCCTTGTTCTATATTTGTGCCATAAATACAATCGTGAGCCATAGCATAGGCCACCATCTGATAATAATAATCTTCGATCCACTCTTCACGCTTTGGTTTATTTGATTGTTTAAAGTCAACAATACTGTCCCTTCCTTGATACACACCAACGAGATCGGTTTGTCCTGCATATAGTCCTGGGTAAGATAAAACTACTTCAGAGCCCCATACTTCTTCAAGATTAGGGAAACCCTTCTCTATGACCACCTTTGCCATCCGATGCGCTTCCTGGCCCACGTCTGTAAGATCTAGGACGTTGTTTCCAAGGACGTGACGTTCCAAAATACTGTGCATTGCAGACCCTCTAGTAGCTGCCTCATTCTTAACACGATCTGCCTCTTTCTTGCCTTTTTTAGCTATCCACTTAGCCAAAGACTCTCGCTTCTCGTCACTCTGTGTAGCACCCAAAATGGTCGTCACAGATGGTAATTTTTCGTTACTAACTTCGTATATTCTTTCTCCGTCTATCTTTGAGCGCACAGATTTAGGATACGTAAATCTTTTATTCCACTTCACTTTTACCCTTAAAAAATTTAGCTAAATGTTTTGCGTAATCTTCATCTTCGTTTATCCAAATAGTTGTATTTTTTCTATTGTATTTAGTTTTATCTTCTACCACCTTAGATTTATATTTAGGTGTTTTAAGTTCTTTAGCTACAGGATTCTTAAATTTTATTTTATGTTTAATGGACATTAATCAATTCTTCCTTCATCATCTTTCTTACCTATATCATAAAACTCGGACCAATCCTTACAATTTTTAAAATCTTCTTCAGTTAAGTGTCTAGTTATTCTTTTCCGGTTATCAGCGTTTTCCATGGCAGAGTCTAACAGATTATCAAACATAGCTTCATAACCTTTGAACTTATGCTTAACTAGATGTCTTAACCAAAAACTTAAAGATATAATAGACAATAAACTTATGGCACCTTTTTGTTGGTTAGCTTCGTTAGATATAAACATAATGTTATGGAAAGTGTACATCACATCATTATCAATACGATCAACAGTCATATTCGTAGGTACCCATTTCTCTCCTCTTATCGTAGTCATCTTTTTACCTGTCAAAGGACACATCATACCTATAGCTGTGTATTGATCTAAAAATCTATATAAGAAATCGTTAAAACCTACTCTACATTCTTTATGCAGATTCATACTTTCCATAAGTCTTTTACCTCGTCTTCTATATATCGTATCTTCTTTTTCTTTTTTTTGTCTATCTCTAACACCTCTATATAAAGCTTTTAAATATTCATACGGTTTAGATAATCTGTCGTTATCAGATTTTTTTCTACACTCTCGGCACTGTCCATAATGGGTCGTTCTTGTCTTGCCTTTTTCTTTTCTTAAATGAAAGAAAGTTAAAGGTAGTTCTTGCTCGCAAGTTTTACATTTCTTAACTTTAGCGTCCTCTAAATATACTACTTTGTTAGACATATTTTATTCTTACCTTGTTCTAATACTTTAAAATCAAAAGGTTTTAACGCATCACTAATTAGTTGCATGTTGTATTTTGGATAGTCATCAAACACAAATCTACAGCCACTCGCTGCTCGATTCGCAAACCAAATAGCCTCGTACAAAACATCTCGTGTCATGTGTGGGCCATCAAAATGTACAAACATAAACTTCTTACCTTGGTTATCAGGATGAGACATAAACACAGAATCAAACATATTAGCTAAATGAAACTTAGATTTATAACTAGCAAAGTCAGCCAGTAGTTTATCTCGCATCTCGTCAGTGTAATCACATCTATAAGGTTCTTTATCACTGTCGTAGTGTCTATATTCAAGATCTCCGTATGGATCTACACCTATGTGCATGTAATTATTTTTTACATTATCCATAATTATCTTAGATCCTAATCCCTCTCTTACACCTATTTCACAAGTGTAATAACCTTTACAGTCAAAATCTTTTGACCATTTATCTAGTAGTGTATATTCTATACTATCTCCCTGTATCATCTTTTACCCTTCCGTTAGCTTCTCTTTTTCTATCTGGCCATTTACATTGTATTGTAGTTTTACCTGTGTCAGCCCAGATAACTATGTCATGACCGTATGGTTTATCATATATCCAAAACTTTCTAAAAGTTGGTATATCTATTAATGCATCGCCTTTCTTGCTCACATATCTCCTTTGTTTCTAAATTGTTGCATTTGTTCTTTACATTGCTTTGCTAATTTTTTGTTATCTAAGCGAAGCTGTATAAGTTCTTGTTCTATCTTTTCATTGTGTTGATGTAACTTTTCATTTCTAAACTCTAACCTTTCAATGGTAGCTTCTAGATCATTTGGTCCTTTATCATTACTCATAGGTCTAACTCCTTTCTTATTATAAACTGGATGCCAACTTGGATCATCTTGCATTTGAGCAATCATCGCTGCCCACTCTTCACAGTCTTTTTGTGTCATCATTTTTTACAATTTTCTTTTGATATATTCACTTCACCTTTTTCTTTTAACCACACGTAGCTCCATTCACTGTTGCCTGGTGTGCACGCTTTACCAAACTGTACTCTGTATGTGCAGTTTGTAAGTAATAACGCTGTTAATATTATTAGCATTGTTTTCATTTGTTACCTTTCATTAATATTTGTTTTACTATTGTAGTCGTAGGATCTAACAGATCGTTAGGATCGTACTTACTGCAGTTTGTTAAGGTCAAGACCACTATAATCATAGCTAAAATCTTCATCTTCTATCTCCCCACTTGATTCACACGCAGCGCATTGTATTACTATTTTTTCTTCTTCTGAAGTATCTTTGTAAATTCTTCTGTATCCGTTACCCAGACACGCATTACATATTTTTCGCATTTACTTTACCTTTTGCCTTTCTAAATATGTAAGCAGGATCATAACCTGCGTAGATACATACCTGTATGAAATCTCCGTTTGATAAATCAACCCATTCAAGAGCAGATCTCATTTCTCCAAAAGTTAATGGCAGAGCTTGTGCTTTTTTAGAACATGCCTCGTATACTCCTTGAGACAAAACAGCTTTCCAAAGTTTTTGCTCTGGTGTTAGTTTACGTTCTAAGAATATGCCGCTATTTGCTAATTCTGCCATTTAACTTTCTCGCTTTCTCATTTACTAATGTTTTTACAACTTGACTACGACTCAGTTTAACATCTTGTGCTAACTTTGTTTGTAGTTTTGTTATAGTTGCATACGTGTCATTATCGACCGTTATGTTTTTGTACTTGCTAAAGTCAGTCATTATCTGATAACCTTTCTTTTATTATTTATATTGTTCTTAATATAGGACATTAACTCAAAATATACAAGGGGTCAAATGAAATTTTTACTGATAATGCAGGTGTGTTCTTCGGTACATTTAGCTTGCATGAATGAAATGCCTGCAGGTGAATATAAGACCCATTTTGACTGTGCAACCGCAGGTTATCTTAATGGTATGGGGTTAATGAGAGAATTAGGTGAAGATGAAGTTAACAGAAGTAAGATAACTGTTTCGTTTAAATGTAAAGCCTATAATCAAGTTTAGAATCATTCTAAACTATTGTGGTGGTTCATCACTACAAATATAACCAATAACATCTTTGTCTTGATACTTGTGGTAATAATGATTACTGAATACTTTACGTTTCTTTCTCTCTTCAACTTTTACATTTTGTGTATACCAAGAATCACAGCTATTGCCTGATACAACTTCAAACGATTGCATTTGTATATCGCCAAAGGTTGTTAAATATAACAACGTTATGATGGTAACTTTTTCAAACATACATCCAGAACACTACCGCCCCTGGCCTTTATATTTCTTACGATAGGGTTTTCTTTTGCTATAACTTTTTGCGTGACGACCAGGACGTTTCTTCGGTGTACGCTTTGTATAATTATTTACTCCGAAGACTGATTTTCTTTTAGCCATTCTCTATCTTTTCCATCTAATTTTAAATATTTAATAGAACCATTTACATACTGTTTTGTATCTTCACCACAAACAGTGCATCTATAATAGTCTGTTACTATAGCAACTAAAAGAGTATCTTCACCACAATGTGGACAAATACCATGAACGGTATCAATGTAACCTATTTTAAAACTCATTCTGATAACCAGGGTGTATATGACACCTTACCATCAACTCTTTGTGCTCTGAGTGATTGATTTCTATTATGATCTGTAGAATAACTGCAATGTATCCACCCTGAAGTTGGTTCGTTATCTTTGTAGAACTCTAAGATAAGTTGGTCAAATTCTAGCTCTGATCTAATCCAGTTTGCAAGTTCTCTATTATCTACACCTGGTATTTCAAAATCTGCTGCCGCAGCATTGTTGTCTGCTACATGTTGGCTGTTAATTGAACTTCCAATCTCTATGCACAGCTGAGCACAACGGAATCCTGATGATATAATTAATGGTTTGTCAAAATGTGACCTGACCGGTTGTAATATATTTGTAGCTAATGCTTTTAAATTTTCTATTTGCGCAGGATTAGGATTATTATTAATTCCTTTTCTTTCTGCTATTTGAGACTTAGTTAACTCATCAAGAGTTATGTTAGCTGTAAGTTTCATTTTATTCAGATATCCCTATCACCCATAACATTAAAAATATATAGCAAATTGGTTCCATTATTCTAATATTAATGATTTTATAGACTTAGATCCATCTATATTTTCTTCTAATTCTGCTTTAGATTTAATACATTTATATGATACGCTTGCACTAATAGGGGGTCGACTAGCTTCCCTTTTATGCTTCAAACAAACGGACATCGATTTTTGAATACGATGCTCCTTGATATCAGGTCCTACAAACATTAAAAGTGCTACAATTTCTGCTATCATTTTTTATAATTATCCAATGTTATTATATCAGGATTTTCCTTCATATATTGTTGTTTTAATACAGTCCAGTAAC